ATGACATGCTTCTTGGAACTTGGGTTGTAGATGTAGTTGACTTGGTCAGCAGCTTTGTCAGTTTCAGTCATTCGAACCGATGCATTCTTGTTCTTGACGTTTGTAGCTGCCACAACAGTAGTGTTCTTGACGTTTGTCTTAGTTTTAGCCATGTTTAATACTCCACTTGTTGATTGGTAAAAATTATAATTCAAAAATATCTAAAATCTTAACAGTAAAATCTTTATCGTTTGTTTTGTGTACCCATATACTATCATGATCAGCAGCAGTAACAAGTAACCACGGACCTCTTTCAGATGAAAATCCAACACGTATTTCTTCTTTCAAAACTTCACCTGTATCACCATATTGACGAATACGTTGTTTAGCTTTTGCTGTCTTTGCTGTCAATTTTACTAACATAATATAACCTATGTTGTTTGGTACCCTCGGAGAGACTCGAACTCCCACCTAATGGAGTAGAAATCCATTGCACTATCCAATTATGCTACAAGGGCATCTATTCATCATTCACAATCTTATTAATAATAACACCTTCTTCATCAGATAAATTTTCCAATGTTTCTTGTATTATAATACTAACATATCGTGCTGTTCCTTTATCAGATCCAAGAACATCACCCGTATTATGATCCACAATCTTTAAAATATATTCATCAAACATCTTCATATACCTTATAACGTTTTCTTTGTGATGCTTTGAAACATTCATTCATAGTATACACTCCTATTTATTGGCAGAAAGTGAAGGAGTCGAACCCACACTTAACGGAGTAGAAATCCGTTGCACTGTCCAGTTATGCTACGAGGGCAAATTTGCTAATTCTTTGCGAAGACGCATGATTTCTTTACCAAGCTTTATAATTATATCTTCATTAGGAACGCCAAAGCCTCTTGCAGCCATACCTTTTAAATAATCATTAACTTCTTCAATAACATCTTTACTCATAATATAATCCTATGTTTGGCGGAAAGTGAAGGAGTCGAACCCTTAACGCTATCAACGTCACCCTGGTGTTCAAAACCAGTTGCCAGCCTACCTAGCGGCACCTTCCGTTTGATTGAGCTGTTCTTTAATCATTTTCTTAGCAATTTGAAGTTCATTAAATGGTATATAACCGCACAACGATACGAATTCTTCACCTTTATCACAATGTTCAATACTTAGAACACGACCATTAACTTCAAGCATAAAAATATTACAACTCATATATCACCTCATAAAAATTAATCATTTACACGTCTATCTTCAATAATGAATTCATAAGAAACAACTTCACGGACATTTAATTTCTTAAGACAATGTGGACAAACCACTTTAAATATTCCAGAAACATCAGTCATATTTAAAATCATATCATTTTTTCTGAAATGATTATTGCATTTTGGACACATCATATTTACATTCACTCATTCAATTTTAATATAACAATTATAGTGTCTATTAGTCTCACGTCAAGTTAAATATTGTGACAGAAATCACACTCTTTGTTTCCCGTTTTCAAGATATCATACATTTCTTCATTAATTGTGGTGGTGCGTGTTATAATTTCATCAGCACTCATATCAGAATAAGGCAATGAAATTATACCAAAATACACATCTCCACAATCTTCTGCTTTTATGACTACTATATCATCAAAATATAATGTTTCATATTCTTGATCTAATGTGATTCCAAGATAATCAGAAAAAATATTTTTAACATTTTCATCAAATGTATTCATGGTTTAATATCCATCAACATAATCTTGTAGTGTAGTTACCAGACCATCAAAATCTTCATTTGGTCCTAACACATCAGCTAAGACAAAAACATCAACGGTATTCAAACCATATTCATCAGCCAATGATTTTAAGTAATCTTTCCTGTTATCATAACCATTATCTGTATATACGCTCATACTATTCTCCATCAATAATATTAAAATCAATCAAACTATCACAGTATCTATAATAATCGTTGATTAATTTACGAACATCTTCACATATTAAATTTTCATCAATATCAATCAGTTCGCAAATATCAACATCAATCATTATGCAATCAACTTATAGGGTTTATTCCATCGACCAATATTTATATCAATATACCAACCAACATCAAAATAATCAGTCATAATATCACTTTTATCATGATTACCTTTCATCATGGCATCTTTCAATTCAACCAGAAAATCTTTAACTTTACCTTCATAGTGTTCTTTGATCCAATATGGATTCACATCAAGACTACCACTCAAATCATAATCTGGTTTACCACGATCAGAAAAACTATTAAATACATCAAGTTTTCCTTCTTTGATATTGATCACTAATGTACTGTGATGTCTTACAGAAAGTGTTCCTTTCATACCATATTTCTTCAACACAGCTTTAATTTGTGGTGCTAATTTCTTCTTTGTTTCTTGACTCATGTATGCCATTTCTCAAATCCTCATAATTTAATTAACTATTCAATAATACAAGTATAGCAGTCACCACAATCCTGTCAAGAAAATCACCAAAAGAAACTGTGATCTATGTCACATTTATTAAAAAGTGGCGGAAGATGTAGGATTCGAACCTACGAGACCCTTGCAGGACTTACGGATTAGCAATCCGCTGCATTACCACTCTGCCAATCTTCCGTTTGATCCACAAAATCTATAAGATTTTATCGTTCAAATCATCACTATAACTTGTCAGTGATTCCCATCTAAATGAGCGCCACCCTTGAGCCTCCACGTCAAATACAGCTTGTACTGCATCGTTGGGCTTTCTCGGCTTTTTGACAGCTCCAGATTCATCTAATTCAGTCTGAGGTAGCAATTCGGTCTTTGTTGTACATTTCATAGTACGTACAGAACCATCAGATACCTTAGTAAATTGTATTGTTATTACACCTTCGCTGAGTAATTTTTTAACTATGTCTTTCGTTTTGTCTTCCATTATTAATCCTTATCGTATATTCATTAATCAGTTTAGATCATATATTTCTTTATGTCAATAAAAAAAAGGAGCCTTTTGGCTCCTTTTATAATATTTCTTTACTTTTCAATTACTTACTTGGGGAGCACTTCCAAGCAAGTCTAGCTAATTTTTCGATATCTCCCGGATTATTTCTTCCACCCGATGTTACCATTTTTTTAAATTCTTCAGAACCAACAGATCTCACAAAATCAGCATAGGAACAACCATTACCAGAAAGCGATAACGTTCTTTGTAAGAGAGATTTTGGACTATGACCATGTCTCAACATATTCAGACCGGTTGTTTGCCAAAACATTTCAAAATCTTCGTTGACTAATTCTACATGTTCTTCGCTGTTTCCGATTTCTTCGATGTCATCAACAGCAAGCTCATCCTTTGCTTCAGGCACAACAACAGAAACAGCAACATCATCATCTGACATTTCTTTATTATATTCTTCTGGATGTTGTTTTTTCCAAACAAGTTCAAAACCACGCATAGAACCGTGTTTACTCAACCACTCTTCTTTTGCTTTTTCTTTTTCTTCAATATCAGTCATTTTTTATCTCCATCTCTATATTTATATAAAATTAATTTCAAACACCCAAATGATCCCATAAAAGTTCCCACTCGAATGATGGTCCCGGATCTTTTTTTCTTCCTAATGGTGTGGCTACATGTTCGTGTCCAATAACTCCGCTAGTTGTTAAGTTGCGTTCAACAACAAAATCGGCATTAGGCATTGATTGTATAACTTCAATAAGTTCAGCAGCTTTTTTATATTGTACTGCCTCAAACGGAACATCATATTCACCAACAATTTCTATTCCTATTGTCCACCCATTCAAATTACTACGATTTTTATACATCGATTTACCAGCGTGCCATGCTTGATCATCTTCAGGAACAAGCTGCCATGTTGTACCATCACGACCAACAAGGAAATGTGCAGATGCATAAATCTTTTTATCGGGTGCTGGATCAGGATTCAACAACTCACCACGCATGTTGGGCATACATAACTCAATAAACAATTTTCTGATTGTTTCCATATCATATTTTTTATCGGGTGCTACATTCACGGCACTGATATAATGTATAACAACACCAGAAATAGTATCGAGCGATCTGTGTGAATAACAATCTTTCGGTAGATATCTTTTTTCTATCATCTAAATCTCCAATATACAGTTTATCAAATTTTTTTCTCTCTATTCCCACACACAACTTCCTTATGTGTGAACTTTGCGATCCAATATGAATCAACCAAATCATTGATAGGACTAACTAATGGTGATTTTGTTCCTAATATTTCTTGTAAGTCAATATTAGTTTCATCTATAAAAGATTCAATCATCATCTCTTTTGATGAATTTCCCTTTCCTGTAGCAAATTTTTTAATAATTGTTGGTGGATAAACTTCGTGTTTTATTCCCCAATCAAACAAGTTATATTTTAATATACCAGTGTTCTCAGCTATATTAAAAACTTTTCCGTGACTTCCAAAAGAATATCCTTCAATTCCAACAAAAGTAGATTTATGATGTTTAATAAATTGAATTATATTTTTAGATATCCACGAAAATCTATCAATATCTAAAATAACATCTCCCATCTTTCTAACAAGTTCGATGTGTGGACGACCCTCAATTGTTGTTTTTATCTTTTTATTATTATTAGACCATTTAAATCCTTCAAACTTTCTCAGTGAAGACAAAAACATAAAATGACAATTATCTATAGAAAATGTTTTACCTATATGAATACATATTGCAGGACATGTAATTGAATAATCTATTCCTGCTATAGATTTAATCTTCATCATCTTGATCTATTTTAATACTTTCAATCTCAATATTGTAACCTGAACCACAAAAAGAACAGCAATCAACTTTATATCGATCATCATCCATAGAATGATTTATTATATATGATGCTCCACAATCATCACATTCTATTCTTATATTTAATTCTTCCATTTTATTTACCTATAATATCTCACAAGCTCCACCCGTACAAGCTAGTTCCTGTTGTCCTGTTGTATTATCGTCTTTTTCATATTCTATTATTTTAGTCCAATCGATTTCTTTTGGCATCATCTTCATAGCTTCATTATATTCTTTTTTAGTTATCTCTTGATATGGTGCTTGTCTATATATATGATCACTGTGAGGTAAGAAACTAATACCAGAACACATATCAAAATTTCTATATACCCACGCACCAACTTCTAACCATTCATTTTCTTTCACAAACACTGTTATTGATGGTTTATGTTCACACCACGATTCTGCATAGACTTTCCATAAATCCAATTGTTCTAATGCTGTTCTATCATCTCTCAAAACACTTGTTTTTGGTGATTGAATAGGAAAACTAAAAACAAAATTATTATCTGGTTTTGTTACATCATCTTCACAAGAAATACCTTGATCTTTAACTAATTGAGCGAGTGGATCTTTTTTATCAGCACGAACAGTTCTAATATAATATCGACTAAAACGTGAATGAATACCACTAGCAGAATCTACAAGTTGCGAAACTGTACCCGAAGGTTTGACACACGTAATAGCCGCAGCGGGATTAATGCCTAATTTTTTTGCCCATTTTTTATTTACATCAACAGCATGTTTACGTAGATCTGATAATATTTCTTCTAATGTTGATTGTTCAAAGCCATAATTATTTGTCAATGTTATTTTATTTTTACAACTTAAAATAGGATGATCCATAATACCAGTAAAACTAACACCCAATAACGCTTCTTCTTCAGTATTCTCTTTCCATTTTCTACTAAGATATCTAAAATTTGTTAATGTCGCTTGAAATGTTCCGAGTATTGTTGCTAATTCAACTTTGAGTTTCAAATCTTCATATGTGTCTTTTGATCTGATAACGACTTCAGTGAGATTACATACTTGTCGATCTCTTAATATAATCTCACTATTATGCACCAATACATTATTAGCAAAAAAGTTTTTTGTTGATGTTTGTATATCATAAGTATCTTTATTATCAATTTTTTTGATACTCTTTAATTTACCTTTTATATATTTTTCCATGATTTGCCTTCTATTATTTTTAATAAGGGTTGGGGTGTAACATTATATAATTTCGCTATTTCTCTACACAAAGCATATTTTGAAAATTTACCTTGTTTTGCACAACCTTTACCCTTTCCTGTTATTCTATGTTTATTATTATCCCAATAATGTCTAATATCTTTCACATCATTTTCAGTCAGTTTAGAATTGTTATTATTTTGACCAACAGCATCTTCAGAACGATATTCTTTGTATCCTGGTCTTTTCCAAATATCTTTTGCTCGTTCACTTCTTGCTTCTGTTGTATCCTTTTCAGCTATACCTCTTTTAGTACCCTCTGATGTTTTTTTAGAATGATTATCAGACCATTCTTTATCGTTCCACATTCTTTTACTCGAAGCCATTAAAAAAAATCCAGAACTTTTACTTCGTGTATCTCCACGTAAAAGATGTATGGTTTTGTGATCGTCTGGATGTAAATGTATTAAATTTCTAGGATGATTTATTCTTTCTAAACTCCAGCCAGCAAGCAAACACTCACATCTTGGCTTAATGTGATGTATTTGAAAGAATGAAGGGAACTCATCAAGTCCTAATTTTCTTCTCCATTCTGTGTATGCTGTTCTATAATCTTCTTCTTTACGCATAATATTATAATTCACTGTTAATAACAAAAATATCTTCTTCGGTTAAATCTTCTGCTTTTATATATCCTCTATTTTCTGTATATATTCTATGATCTGGTGTTAATTGTATAGTATGAACATTACCTTCGTCATCTTCAATTTCAATCTCTAATAATTCGGCATTGGGTCGTGTTAATTGACCTGCTTCTATATCAACAAATACAATTTCATCATTATCATATGCTAACACTTTGTGTTGTTCAAATCCATTATCAACAATTTCTTTTATTGATAAATCACCTTTATCAGTTTTAATAATAGTGTCACCAACCAAACAACAAGGATTCGTTCCAAAATCATGATTTTCATCACGACGACAAACATCAAGATAACTATATTCCATACCTTCAGGAACTTCATATTTTTTCTGTGCGGCAACTCTATTAAAAATACCACGCTCACCAGATTTAGATTCGATAAGACTTAACCACTCTTTCATAAAAATCTCAATATCCGGTTTTTCGGTATAACAAACAGAATTATTAGCGAGTGCTCGTTGAGGATTTTCAATCCACCATTGACCAGATTTAGCCATACGCATTCTTTCGTCTGATAAATTTGAAAGAGAAATTAAGGCACTTCTGCGGACCCCACCAACAACAACAATATCAGCGATTTTACAAACAAGATCATGACATTCAATGCTTGTCAATTTTCTCCCAGCAGAATTTTTAAACATATTTATAGAAAATTCAAATAGATCAACTAATGGTTCTGGACCACTCGCACGACCACCAAACGTTTTTAATCTAGAACCAGCAGGACGAACTTTAGAGACATCCCACTTAGGAACACGACCAACATATAACATCGATATTAATTCACGAAAAGCATTTGCCCATCCCAACTTCGAATCACGAACCTGTATGGTTGTATCTGTATCATAAAAATCTTCAGCGACTTCCGGTAACTGATTAACATATTGTCTTTCTACTGAAAATCCAACACCAGTACCACATAGAAGAATATACATCAATTCATCAAACGAACGAATTCTACTTATAGTTAAATAGGAACAATTAAAACCAGCTATGTTATCTCTATCTAATGCTTTTCCAGCAGTCATTAAACATCGCATTGATGGCATAACTTCTAGATTTACAATAGCTTCTTCCAATTTAGTGAATGTTGATAAGAAATCGATGTAACCATCTTTAGTGTATCTATTCATAAAAAAATCAATATATCTTTTTACTGTCTCTTTCCATGTCTCTCTACGTTTCAAATTTTCATCCCATCGAGCATATCTTGACAAATGGATAAACTCTTGATACTGAGAAGGTAAGTGCATGTACTACTCCTTTATAATTTTTATTTTGAGACCCAGAAGACGGGCCAAATGTTTTATATAAATTTCTCTTTCAAATTGAATGCTATCATCAAGGAATGTTTCTTGAGTCGATTCTGTTTTTAATTCGGATTGTTTATTTTCTTGTTTGGCAGACGATCTATTCACAACATCTTTATAAATGGAACCGACCGATTTTGGTGAAAGATCTGGTGGATCAATTTCAATATTTTCATCATCTGTGGATTTCATATTTTTTTCTCTTTCATTCACATCAAATAATCCTTGATGTGTTGTTGTTAATACTTTCGTATTAAAAAGATATGAAATCAATCTAGACGATTTTTCTTGTTCGAAATCGTAATATTTTTCACAAACTGAAACTAAACCATTATAGTCCTCTGGTCCATTTTTAATAATGTGTTCAATGAGATCATCTGTACACAAACCATCAAATTCATTCATTTTAGTATTTCCTCCAATTTTCAAACTCAAGCAAAGCTTCTAATCCACTATATGTAGATTTATCTATTTCATTTTTTATTTTTTCCGACGACCATCCAGCGAGAATAAGATCATTAATATCTGCTCCGTCAGGAAACGTGTTATTCCAAATACAAACGTTTTCACCTTTTCGTATTAATTTTTTTAATTTATCACCGATATGTTTATTTCGTTTATCATTATCTAATATTATAACACGATTTTTAAAATAATCATCAACATTATTTATACCCGACATAGCTATACTGTTATCAATGAACATCGCATTTATGGGACCTTCTAAAAAATACACACGTTTATTTTCATCAACATTATCTAGACCAAAAAATCCACGAGCATTTTCATCTAACTTAATCAATATATATTTTCGATCTGATTTCGGATCAAACGATCTTCCACTGAATGCGAAAATAACACCACTCTCATTATAATATGGTATAATAAGTCGCGGTGTGTCATATTTATCAACTACATTTTTTTCAAATTTATTAGGAACAAGTGTGTTCACCCAAGCCATAAATTTATCAACAAGAAACAATTTTCTATGATATTTATCTGGTATTTTTCTATTTAGAACATATTTTTTCGCTGGATGATCGTCTGATAATTCCTCTATTGATCTGAGATTTTTAAGTATTTTTATATTTATATTTAAATTATCATCAAACGAAGGTCTTTTTCTAGAGATGGGTATTCTTTCTTTTTTTGGTGTTTTTTTAACATTATCGAAACTTTCCAGTGTATATTCTTTGTGCATTTCCTGATCAATTTTCCACAGAAAAATACCAAAAGGCATTGCTGCTAGACAATTATGACATTTATACCACATATCACCCTTATATGAGTAGAAATATCCACGAGCCTTATTACTATTCTTTTTAGAATCACCACATAATGGACATGAGCAATTCCACAATTTATTGTCTATTTTCTTAAAATTTCTAAATCTATGACCAATCATAGAAATGAATCTAATATCTATTTGTAATGACATAATTAATGCTATAAATATATCTATGAAATTCCATAAGTTAAACAAAGACAATTTTTTACTGTATGCAACGAAAAATTACGACAATCCACAAGCTATGGGTGTCGATGAATTCAACGATGATATAAAAATATTGTCATACATAAAAAGACTCCTTCGTAGATATTCCAACACAGGTGAATTGAAGGAACGTCTTTTATTGAATCATATTATAACACTACAAAACGTATTTGGCAATACTGCCACAGCAAGAATGTTGTTTTTTTATTGTGATAATAAAAATCATAGTCAATTAAAAACTTTCTTGACATATTTATCAATTTTACCTGATATTATACCAGAAGTAAATTTAACTGAAATAAAATATGATAAAAAAATCATAGATGTATTAAGGAGTATTTGAGATGGTACAATCTGCTGTTAATTTGTTCGTTGCATTAAAATTCGTAAAATTATTAGCCACACCATGGAAAGACTGGGAAGCTTTTAAATTGGGTTTAATCGACAATAGTGGAAATAAAATAAAAAAAGCAGAAACAAGTGAAGAAAAATCTGCAATGTCTATTTTTCATATACTAACAAAAAATGTCAAACGACTACTGGAAAAAATTCCATTCGGTAAAAGTAAACTAGCCACATATGCAACAGCACTATATCTAATCAGAGAAGAATATGGTGATGATAGTTATAGAGCTATCGAAGATGAATTCATAAAATATCTGAAAAAATCACACGATTTATCAGAAGACTTTAAACCAAAATCATTCATAATAGATCATGAATTACCAACCGGTAAATACATAGTGACTCAAGGACCGTTTGAAAATAGTGTTGTTATATTACACAAACCGATAAAAAATATAGATTATATAATGAATACACCAATTTTCGAAGCAATAAATGTTCTTTCACACGAAAAAATTATTTTTGCACCACACGAATTGCGTAATTTCGATTCTAAAAGCTGCGGCGAGCAAAAATAAACGTTTTTGTTTTTTCATTTCTTAACAAAAATGGTGTTTTTGGATTTTCTTTTATCCACTGTCTAAGTCCATTCGCAAATTCTTCATCACCAGTGAAACCTTTCCAACGAGCCATATATTTTTTACCCTGAACACATTTACTAAAAATAGAATCAGGACAATCGAAATAAGGCAGACTTCGAAATGTTCCAGATGGTTTAATTGGACCTATTGTTGGTTCAGTAGGAATATTTGCCGCCGTTGTTGATTCTTTAAATGATTTCATTTACCAAACTCCAAATCTAATTTCTGTGAGTATTCCTTTACAATTTCCAACACAGGAAATTTTAACATGTTTAGTGTATTTATATCAAACTGCGGGTCAATATCATAAGACAAAGTGACATGAGGTATATATTCAGGAAAATCATATGTTGCTTCTGGATGACTTTGCATTATATCTTTATGTCGTTCAACTAATCTGGGTGCACTGATTTTTACTACTAATACATGAGTTGTTTTATCACCACTTTCCCAAATATTTGGTGATACACCATATCCTACTATTGGATAAATTTCTTCATCGATACTAAGATTTTCTATTTTTGTTCTACTAAAAATAAGAGTGGTATGTAATTCTTCTTTCTTTATAGGATTAGGAATGTTATTATTTTCCATGAAAGATATAATATCGTATTCAGTTTTCGCTGAATATTTTACACCCACAAAAGTACCGTTTACTTGTTCCATAATAAACTCTTTAAAAGACTTCATCTATTTGTTTACTTTTTCCAAATCTTGTTTTTTAACATTTAATTTTACTGCTTTAGAATAAACAACACCACTATTTTTTTTATCGTCCCATTTACCATACATCTCTCTATACTTTGAATCTATAGCTAATATTTCATCGTCTGGTGAGTGTTTGTCTTTAACCAAAAGAAAATCGCCTAATGTATCTGATGCTATTTCTGCAATCCATTCACTCCATCCAGTAAATTTTCTATCCTTTGCTTCATTGAATTGTCTAAATGTTTTCATTGTTTACCTAATTCCTTTGAAAATAATCCTTTCAATTTACTATCTACTGCCGATGCGATATGCACAACGTATGCATTACCATCCTCACCGCGAAGTAAAGCTACCATACCATCTGATGTTTGTTTAACTTGAATACGTTTTTCAAAAAATGGTCCTTTTGTCATCGACATTATTGCCTGAATAAGTTGTGCTGGTCTAGCCATTATTATCTTCCTTAACAAAATCAATCTTATCTTTCTTTAATGCTTTAGTTATTCTATCGATTACTATATCAGAAATACCTTTCAGAAATAATATCAATTTTGATGGCTGAGTATCAAATTTTATTCCAAATTGTTTCACAACTCTAATAGCATCATCCAACTCATTTGCAGAAGGGAATGTAAAATAAACAGAACCTAGTCTAGGAGCTTCTTCAAGACTTTCTATTGTAAATTTATCACCAATTTGTTTTATCTTATTTTTATTAGACAAGACTTTTAATGTTGTAATAATACGCAAAGAAGGATATTTACCACCCCAATATGTGAAAATATCTTTGACTGATATTGGTTTTTTCGATTTTTTTATTGGTTCCAAAATATCATCTTCGATACCTTCAACAATAAATTCTTTAAATGTTTTCATCTTACATCCTGTTAAAATAAGTTCATTCTATTTAATATATCTTCATCTTCTTTTGATGGATTTATTAATAACGTAAATGCTCGTTCAGCAATAATATCATCTCTTGTATGTTGTTTCAATACACGTCTTAGATATTTTACATCATTATGAGCCCACGCTGTAGTAAAATCACCACCACACGATGATGTTATTAATTTATTGAATAATTTTTCTATTTTTTTATCTATAGATGAAAGTTCAGAATCCATAGAATATTGTGTTAATGTCCTCATATATCTATATTTATACTTTCAACTCTGTGAAACTTCTACTAGATTTCGTTTTTTTATCAACATTATGATTATTAGACACACTTTTATTCATAGAATTAATATCCTTTTGAGCAGAATCCTCTAAATCATAGAGTCTCATTTTTGCTTTATTAACACCAATCATAAATCTTCTATATTTATTTACATCACCATATCTATTTTTTAATTGTTTGAACATTAATTGACCAAGAGATTCTAATTCTTCAGTAGATATAATAGCCAAAAATAAATCTGAAGTTGCTGGTAAACCAAAGGATTCTGATGTATTTTCAAGACCCACATCACTAGATTCGAATCCAGCTCTATTAACTTGAGTAGCAGACCATATAGGAACATCAAATTCTACGGCAAGACCGCGTAATTCTTCAGCAATCATTTTAACATAAGTATACATACCAACATTTGTATTACCTCGTAATCTAGAAGAAGAACAAATATTCAGATAATCGACAATTATAACGTCTGGTTTAAATCTCTTTTTCATTTTTAGTTCTTTGATTAGATGTCTGAAATGACCAACATGTGCGCTTGCTGTGGGATACTCTTTAATAATAAGCTTACCCACTGTATTTTCTTTTATCATAGCCACCTTAGCTTCATATTTAGTCTTAGATATGTTTTTGAGTTCATCCAACTCAATATTAAGTAAATTAGCATCAATACGCTCCGCAATACGCTCCTCTGCCATTTCCATTGTGATATAAAGAACGTTTTTACCTTGTGTGAGATAGTTAGCTGAAAAATGACAAAGTGTGCCTGTCTTGAATGTTCCTGTCGATCCCATAATTATATTTAATGTCTTACTAGGCACACCACCTTTTGTAATCTTATTCAAATATTCAATATCAAACGGTATACGTTTCTCTTTCTGATGATAAAAATCCCACCGTTCACTTACATCATCTATATAATCATGACCTATATGTGTGTCAAATGATATTGATAGTGCTTGAGTGAGCATATCGGGAATCTCACCCTCATTATGCTTATCATCTTTACCAGACATAATTTGAATAGAAGTGGCCATAGCATTATGCAATGCACTTTTCTGACAAAATTCTTCAGTTGAATCAAGCAACCATTGTGGATCAGAAGTTTCTGATCGATCTTTATGATACTTATTCAATAAGCACACAATATCATCAAATTCATCTTGTGATAAATTTGATAATTTTTCAAGCTCTATGATTAAGGCTTCTTTGGTAGGACGAGAATTATACTTACTTATATATTCAGAGATAGTAACAAAAATGTTTTTATGAATATTCAATCCAAAATATTCTGATTTTAAAAACGGTAAAACAGTTCTTGTATAATTTTCTGTATAAATTAAATTTTTAAGTATTAAATCCTCAACTTCAACAATATCATCCATCAAATTCTACTTTATTATTATTTTTAATTATATTATATATTACTTTTATTATCAAGTGTATCTTTAAATTGTTTTCTTTTTTCGTCATACCATATTTTTTCCTCTATGAGACCAACAACAAGATCACCAACATCTATTTCAAACTGCTTTTCATCTTTTGGTATTTCTCCTTCTATAATATCATATTGTACATGCATTGTACAGGTCTTATCTTCATGCTCTTTGAAAGAAACTCTATTAACTTTAATAGTAATATCTTTTTCTTTAAAACGAAATCCCCAATAATCGCAATCTGGAATATGAACCATTTCTATCTTTTTAAGATTCAGAGGCATTTCCAATTTCCCCATCATCATAATCTTCACCATTTGAACTACCATATAAAAATTCTTTTGCAGCAGCTTCTTCAAGACGTGTCATTATATCAGTAGTAAAATATTTTTCTGGATTTTTATATATCGCTTTCTGAAACGCAGTATCTCCATTAGGCATTTTCCATTTTGTTCCTATTTTTGTGAATATTTCATATTTCTCACCAAATTCAAGTAATCCATAATAGCGATGAAGACCCGTTGTGAAATTAAGATTTATTTTTACCTTAGTTTTCTCTTTAGTTAATCTACCTTTTGCTAATGTAGATGTTAATACACCACCAACAATATCAGTGCCTACTTTATCCTGTGCTTTACTCAAGAATGAAATAGTTGATGCAGCATAGACTGTTCCGCCCCCACCACCCATTTTCTTTGTTGAAAAAAGTCCCATCGTATCATACACGTGATTAGTCAGAATCATTGGAACATTCAGTATTCCCATTTTCAATGTAATAGCTCTAAAAGCACCACGAACTAATTGAGCGCGTGTCATATCACGTGTACTATTTCCTTCAGTGATATCAGATATTTCTTTGTCTGTCGATAAATTACCCAACGAATCCAACACAAGTAATAATCTTGGTTTATCTGGATTAGAATCTGCTTCATAACCATTCAATACATTAAGTACCTGATGTCTAAATTGTTGAATTGTTTCTACTGGCATAATCGCAACTTTTTTAACATTCACACCACGATCTACCATCATCGCTTTTGTGATAGCAGATTCAGATTCAAAATATAAAACAATACCATCTGAAAATTTATTTTGAAATTTTTTGATTGCTTGAATAGCAAAGAATGTTTTGCCGACACCCGATTCGCCAGCGAGTGCAGTTACTTTGTTTGTGGGAAAACCACCATAAAGTGAACCAGATAGTTGTGCATTATACAGATATGAACCACTATCAATAAAATCAGATTCATCACCTATAATACCATCTTCTATGATTGAAGAGTATTGGTTGTTTGCGGATTTTAATAGATTATTTAAAAGTGGATCACCACCATTTTTGTTTTTCTTACTCACTTTGCGGCTCCTTTGGATTTTGCTTTGTGATTGTATTATATAATTGTTGGGATTTTCATATATTCATATTATATTGTACACATATAACGTTTAATATATGAAAATTAAAGGCTTTTCCCAACAGAGCCTTTTATAATATAGATTCTTGTGTGAATTGATTAAAATCAATACATGTTTTTTGTGCGGTAAATCTATATGTAATTAATGTTGATTTGTCCTCAACCTCAACAACAAGCTTATTATCTTTCAAAACTTCTGGTGGATTATTCTCTTCATTACATTTTATATTATATCCTTCATTAAAAAGATTAACATT